GCCGCCCCTGTAGAGATCCTCAACTGTCTTAATTGCCATGACCATTCTTAGTAGAAGCCGCCCTGCGCGAACACGTGAACCCTGGTGCTCGCGCTAGGTGCCGTTAGCGCTGCACTGACCCCCACGTAGAGCAGTGCGGTACTCGGCACAAAGATACCCGTGTTCTTCTTATCCGTCTCCGTCGGATATGTGGTCATCGTGGCCGCGGGTGAAGCCAGGTTCGGCACCGGAACGCACAGTGCTGGCAGTGACATGTTCACGCGCTGCCCGGCCGTGTTGCCCCCTGGGATCGCGACACTGGCAACACATGCCGAGTTCGTCGCTGATACCCCGGAAGCACTGCTGGCTGTGCTCAGGAATAGAAGGACTGTACTGGCGGTCGTCGAAGCTTCGGTGATAATCACCGAGACTGAGTCAACTACGGCACCATCGTTGCCGCTGCAGTCCACCAGTAACGTCATCCCCGCTGCTGAGGGAGTATTGAAATTCGTTGCGCTCGTTAAGCCGGCCACGCCGCCGATCGTCGCAAACGAGTGCAGCGGCCGATCGATCAGTAACGGCTGCTTGTTGGAACTCGAGCTCGCCAACTGCTACCTCCGCGTGTCACATGCACGCCATGGCAGACAGTCTAATCCGCCAATCTCAGCCCATCTGCGGTGGCGGGACGTTGCGCTGCGGGCCACTGCCGGCCAGTGACACCCCGGTAGACATCCCCAGGGGCTGCGCCGGAGCGGCTTCACCCAGTGGAGGTGGCACGTTCTGGTACGCCGCCGCATCAATCCGGTTCAACGGGCTTTGCTGCGGATTGAACCCATAACCCGGCGTGTTGGCCTGCTGCTCAGCGCCCGGTGCAGGTGATGGCGCCATCACGCGCACCGCGGCGGGCACGGGGCGAGTCAGCTGCGGGGTGTCGAGCACCGCCGCCTGCACCGCATCACCGTAGGGATTGGAGCGCAGGAATTCATTGCCCGAATACCCCGGTGCGATGGGATTGGGCCGCTCGTGGAACGACTCAAAGTTCTGCGGATTGGACTTCGGTACTCCGTCGCCGTTGCCTGTCGTGAAGAATTTGCTGGCCATGGCCTGGCGTGCCTGATCCAGCTGCCATCCGTTCGGCAGTGGCTGAGCGGTGTTTGCTGCGGGCTTGCGCGCCATCACTTCACCCCCTGAGCGACGAGAAGATTCCCCTGAAGACCACGCGACTTCTGCAGGTGCTGCAGCAACAGTTGGTCGGCCGCCGCCGCTTGAGGTCCCCTCGCCCGCATCAGCGCCTCGTTGCCGGTCAGGTTGGAAGCGCGCATCTCGCCGGGCTCCAGGAAGGGCTCTGCGACGGTGGGCACCGCCTGGGCCGTATCAGCGATCAGCGCTTGATCACGCTGCAGGCCGCCGCTGACAAATGCCGTATTGCGCAGACCGGCAGCTCCTTCAAAGGCGTTCCGCTCGGCAGTCCCTCCATAGCCGCGCTCCGCAAGCTGTCGAGTGTCGAGATCGTTGCTCAGGGCCGGCACTCCAGGAGCAGGGGCGGAAATCGGCTGCTCTGCCGTGAACTCGGGATTCTTGAACCGCGCGTCGTTGACCAGCGTCTCAGCGGTCACCGTGCCAGCCCCCGCCATGGCAGCGGGATCCAACTTGACGCCTCCGTACCCGCCTTCAGCAGCTGCACGCTGCTCGGGGGTGATTGCCAGTTGATCGACCTGAGGCGTGGCATCGCCCAGCAACCCTTTGGACTGGCGGCGGCTGTACTCGCGGAACGCCAGCATTGGGTTGGCCTGTGCCCAAGCCTTCATCGCCTCGGCCCTCTGTCCGTCGAGCCCTGCGGTTAGGCCGGTCACGATTTCACCCATGTTGCCGCTGCCCGCCGCGGACTGTGCCGCGTAGTAGTCGGCCAACTTCGCCTCGACTGGCGCCTGCCCCTTGCTGGCCAGATCCACCAACGCTTGCGCGTTTTCCCGCTTCCAGAAATCCTGCGGCGCGTATTGCTGCGCCATTGCGGTCACCGCCTCCTGGCGCGCGCGAACCGCTGGGGTCACCTGCGGCGCAGGAGCAGCCAGGCCGGGCGCTGGGGTGTCGTAAGCCTTGATCGCGGCGTTCTGCCCGGCCCTTAGATCTATCAGCTGGGCAGGGGTAGTTGGCGCATTGTGAATCCGCGGGCTCCCGTCGGGGTTTTTGCGCCAGTCACCGGAGGGCGCGGGGGTGCCGAGGTATTCCGCCCGGTATGGGCTGTTGCGAGCAAGGAGATCGACGGCGCCATTAAATGCGGCGTCGACTGGCGCCGACAGGGCCGCGGCAACTCCTGCTGAGGCCGGCGGCATGTAAGTCAGGTTGCCGCGGCCGTCTCGCCAGCGCTTGCCCTTGCCGGGGACCGTGATCCAACCCTGCATCGCCACTCGATTACCTCCAGTTCATGGAACCTGTCGCCTGCAGGACGCGGGTGCCCACGGCGGTATCTGCTGGCCCCGGGATGGCCATGATGAATTCGACGCCGGCACGCTCGAACGCGAAACGGCGCACCTCCTCGCGGCGGTAATTCGCCACATAGAGGGTTTCGGCCAGCAGATCCACCTCCCGCAGGTAAACCTCCCGGTAGTCTCGCGCCGCCTTCAGCGGGTCGGACTGGTAGATCGCACGGTCCGTATCGCCGGTGATGCGCTCGATCCGGCTCGGCTGCGGCTGGTCCTCCACCCGGAAGACCTGCGACACCTTGTACGCCTTATCACAGCGATCCAGGTGCTCGATGACCCGCGCATAGAAATAGCTATCCGGGATCCGCGCCATCGCCTCCTCTAGGCGAGCGATATCGCCCGCCGGGAGATTGGCCCCGACATTCATGCCCAGGTGGTACCTGCAACGGCTCTTGTCGTAGTCGCTGAGTTCGATGGAACTAGCCGTCGATCTTGACTGATTCTAGAAAGCTCAGCCGATGTAGATCAGATCGGCAGCCAGCACTTCGTCCCAGTCCACTCGGCCGATCCGCTTGAGCTGGTCAAGGTTGGTGAAACGCTCGCCGGAGAGGCTCAGCCTCAGTTCCACGATTTTCTTGGCAGTGCTGTAGCCGATACCCTTGACGGCCTTGGCGATCGCCTCGGCGCTGGCCACGTTGATGTTCAAGCGCGTGTCGACGGGAATCGCGGGCTCCGGAATGGTGTCCTCATCCACCGGGCTTTCCGCCGACTGAGGCTTAGGGCTCTCACCGGTACGACCTTTGCCGGGTTCGTACGACACCAGGTCGGCGAGGGCCACGTATTGGATGGAGCCAGCCGAGTTCTTGATCATCGCCCAATCCTTGTCGTGGTGGGCGATGAACTCGACGATCTGACCGTTCTTCAGGTTCTGGTACAGCGCCATAACCAAGCAAAAAAGGGCGCCTGATCATTCAGACGCCCTCATTGTAGGGACACCCCACTCAGGAACCAACGAGATCAGTTCTCGTTGTAGTAGGGCACGCTCACGTCGTTGAGCTCGCCCACCACGTCATCAAGGAAGTAGGCCACTTCACAGATGATCGGGGTGCCGCCAGTCAGGCTGGAGGTCAGGGTCGAGCCGGCCGCGGTGCCGGTGGCGTCGGTCACGTAGACCTTGAGGGTCTCGCTACCGGCCAGGGTCACCGGAGTCACCACCGACTTGACCGCCGTTGCCGGAGCGACGGTGGTGCTGGCCACAGCGATCGAGGCGCTGCTGGTTGCCAGTGTGGTCGTGGTGAGCACGTTGTCGTTCGCCACCGCGTCAGCCAGCTTCAGACGGTTGGTATTGGTACCAACCAGGCCGGTGAACGCAGAGCCCACGGCCCGGTCCTTGCGCATGTCAGGCACACGCAGACCCAGGAAGTAGACGTTGGCGCCCGAGGGCAGCACCAGGCCAGTGATGTTGGCGCGGGGCTTGTCGTCCGAGCGCTTGTCGGGCGACGGGATGATCACATCGAAGCTGGTGCCGCCGGTGGAATCCACCAGGGCGTAGCCAGTGATGTGGTAGTACACCCGGCCAGGCATGCAAACCGCTGGCTGACCCTGGTAGGCGCTCAGGCGGTTGACGTAGTTACCGGGATAGATCTTCTTCGCCATGGTTCGTTACCTCCTATCAGTAAACGAAGGAGTAAGCGACGGTCACGAAGTCCTTGTTCAGGATCTCGAAACCGGCGAAGAGCGACCAGATCATGATGATGAAACGACTGAAATCGTCGTTGTTATTCAGCAGGATCTGAGCGTTGTTGCCGCCAATGCCCACGCCCACGGCCTGAGGACCGAAGAACAGCATCGGAGCAGCAGTGGTGACGGTCGAGGTGATCGACGCGTCGGTGATGGTCACCTGCAGGCTCTTCTCGGGCAGGTTGGTGCTCTCGAACCAACGCACGCCCTCGAACAGGAACCCGGAAGGCATCACGGGCTGACCAGCCACGAAGCCGGCCTGACCGTAGGCGGGGCCCATGCCACGGAAGAAGTTGGCATTGGGGGCCAGCTCGGGCTGCATGGGATTGACCATGCCATTGCCGGCATAACGAGCGATCTCGCGGAACGCATCGTTCTGGCGAAGGTGCATCATTGCAGTGGGATCTGCAATGCAGCGGTAGTAGCCGTCGGCAAAGGTCGGCACGTTCCGCTTGCGCATGTCTTTGACGACCTCAAGGAGGTCGGTCTTGACATCGAACTTGCCGGATTCACCAGCCGCGTAGGTCAGGAAGGGGGCAGAGCCGGCCTTCGACTTCTTCAGCGGGTAGTAGTAGCCACCTTTGGTGCTGTCAGCGGCGCCGTTGGCTTCCGCCTTGAACAGCTCGTCTGCAAAGACGCGATCGCGCCAGCGGCGATAGTCGTCCAGCAGGGTCAGGCTGCCGATGGACTGGTGGAAGACATTGAGATTACCCGTGTCCAGCAGCAGGCGCTGGGCGGTCAGCAGGGTCTCACGAGCAATCTTGAAAGTGCTCGGTGCAGCGGTATCGGTAGGATCTGCGGGTCCGGTGTATTCCTTAAGGGATACGAGAACCTTGTCCTTGACGATGCTGCGCGAAGATGCAGTGCCGAGGGTCTGATCAGCGGTACGCTCACGGCTATCCTTGGTGCCAGGAGCACCCCAGAAGCGGTAGCGATCAAGCTGAACAGTTTGACCGGGTTGTTTGGCCGTTTCGTTTCGCACTGAGTCTCAGTGCTTTATCAGGGTTCTTTATCCCTGATCTCATCACCTTGAGGACGGTGATGGTCAGACTATCTCATCACCCACAGCAGTCACAGACTCTGTTTGGGTGCTCCGCGCTCGTGTCACCTTATCGGCTTCGGCTACCCCGTGTCGGGTCCGGTCAGCCTCGCTCCAGTTGACCTTGCCGCGACGTGTGCGCGTGTCATACCGGAGGTCAAATTTGTAGCCCATTGCCGTGCACCCATAAGGTCGCAAGACGTCGACGAATTGCCGCGCCTGCGTCCCGCTACCCCTGAGATTCCATAACCCGGGTGACTTGGACCGCATGGGCTCCCGAGGCGTCAGTGACGCTCCGGTAAGGCCTTCAATCCAGTCACTCACCATGACGCACGCATCATGCGGGAGATAGAGGGCAAGTTCTACAATGCGTTCTCGAATGTACGGCTGGCCTGTCCGGGCACTACTGCCCCGCTGACGCAGGTGCAGGTTCCCGTCGTCCATATACAGAAGGGCCAGCCCCTCAAGTCCTATATCTCGCAGAAAGCCTGCGGTGATTCGCTTGCGCCCCTGCGGATAAAGCTCTTTCCACAGTGGGTAGAGCTCGGCCCGTGACTCACTCCACCAGCGCGTGACTTCATGGATTGCTCCACTTGTCTCGGTCTGGTAATCGCGAATTGGGTTGCTGCAGTTCAGGATGCGATTTAGGCGTCCCACTTTCCAACGCAGATATTCGCGCTGCTTGCCGGAGTGAGCGATCTGCAGCAGGGCCGACGTAGGGCCGACACGCCGCAAGTAGCCGTCACCGATGCAAGCCCCCCTGAGGAAGGAGCGATCACTTCGAGAAAGCATTTGACAGTGTTAGTCGTTGAACCTTCCGCCCATTTCTGAGCGGCTTGGCTGCTGATTCACCTCCCTGACGAGGGTCCGGTGTTCCAGCAATTCACGGAGTGTTCAACCGGGATTCCGCCCGGAGGCTTCGCCGCCCGTTAGGGCTCAAAGTCATGAACAACCACGGGTTCGACTGCCATCTCCACGATGTACGAGGGATGGGGTCGATACAACTCGGCGCCTAGCAGCTTCGGAAAGTCATTATCAATCCACATGGGATCAAATGCTCCGAAGAGGGTAAGGCGAGCGAGAGGGCAGGCGAGCTGCCCTCTGCGCCTTACTATAGTGCAGTTTTATAGGGTACAAATTTGGACCCGGCAGACGTCCGCGGACTGCTTGGCCTGCTCCTCGCCGACGGCAACCTTGTCCCTTATCGCACTCCAGGCGGCGGTTTCGTCCAGTTGACGCTGACAGCGGGCGTCTCTGAGTCGGCGTTCCTCGAGGAAAAGGTCGCCGAATTCCGCCAATTCCTGCCCACCAAGGCGGAAATTGTCCCCTATGGCTGCACCTTGCGCGGCAACGGCAAGCGAACCCTGGCGCTGCGCTTTCGCGTCTCCTCGGCCAAGCTCTTCCCCATCTACAACCTGCTCTATCCGGCCCGGCGGCGGCGCATCACGTCAACTGCCCTGGAGATGCTCGGGGCGCAGGCCGCTGCCTGGCTCTGGGCGGAGGGGGCGCGCATTGCCACCGATGGCGGCGCCGAACTAGCCCGCGTCGGCAGCAGCAAAGAGGAGGCTGAACTGATGCGTGATTGGCTGGCCACTCTGACTGGGGCCCGAGCGCATCTGAACCTCGGCCGCGTGCGCCCGCGACTGAGGCTGGATAGCGAGCAAGCCGGCAAAATCCGCAGCGCCCTGGAGCCCTACGCCCCGCCAAGTCGTCGTCATCTGTTTCAACCGGAGGTCTGGGATGTCAGCGTCATTCGTAGCGCTCGCACTGAGCTGCAGCATCGCCTGCGGCAACCTGAAGCTTAAGGGAGCGCGCAAGCGGCCATGGCTTGAGATGCAGTGCTGCGAAACCAAGCGCAATTACCTGCGCTTTGTGCTGCGCCGCCTGCGCCAGGCCCATGACGGCCCACTCGATTACGTCTACGACACGATTCCGACCGATGGCTTCTATGACATCCATCGCTTTCGCCTGCACGCACCCGAGCTCTACCGGGTGTACGAGCTGCTGTACCCACGCGATGAACTGCAGCTGACCAATGAGGGGATGGCCGTCGGCGGTCTGCAGTTGATGGCCATGCTCTGGTCCGCAGGAGGGACCATCACCCGCGATGGCCCGGCGTTTCACCACCCCCTGCTCCGTGAGTCGGCACCCGTGATGATCGCCTGGCTGCGATCACAGGGATTCCCGCAGTGCTTCATCTATCACGCCGGCCACACCAGTCTGTACACGCGTGGCGATACCGCGCGCAGGCTTGCTGCCGCGCTGCTGCCACTGCTGCCGCCCTACCACCGCAAACAGCTACTGCGCCTGGGTCAAGCGGGCAATCTCTCCGGGCCGCGAGTGCAATGTTCCTAGCGTGGATGCACTCTCAAGTGTGCAATGGGCAACACCGACGACTCGGAGCCAGGCTCGGGTCCGCCGCTGGTCGAGTTTTACCCGCAACCCCTTGCCGAGGAGCTAGATCTCGAAACCGCATCGCCCAGCCGGCGGCGTTTTCTGCGCTTCTGTCTTGACAATCCGGCGGCCGATGAGTGCCGGATCTACGAGCTCTAGAGCCCCGGCGGAATCCTCCTAAACTACAGGAAGATTTCGGCGCCTGGACTAAGCCGAGTAATCCCGATCTTCCATGGCCGCTTTTAACAAGTTCAACCAGTTCGTCGCGGACCTGGCCTCTGGCGTGCATCAGCTCCAGACCGGTACTACGCACGTCCTGAAGGTGGCGCTCACCAACACCGCTCCGACTGCCGCCAACACGGTGTACGCCAACATCACCGAGGTCGCCAACGGCAACGGTTACACCACCGGCGGTATCAGTGTTGGCACGATCACCGGCAGCCAGACCAGCGGCACCTTCAAGCTGGTGGGTGGCACGGACCCTGTCTGGACAGCGTCCGGCGCAGGCTTCACCGCACGCTACGCCGTGCTCTACAACGACACACCGACATCCCCGCTCAAGCCTCTGATCGGCTGGTGGGATTACGGCAGCAGCGTGACCCTGGCCGCCGGTGAAACCCTGACCGTTGACCTGGATCAGACCAACGGCATTCTGACCCTGGCCTGATAGGGGATGACCAGTGGATGATCCTCCCATTGGTCAAAACGTGGATGTCGTGCTGTCCGATGGCAGCACGACCCTGGCGTACTGGAACGGCAGCAGCTGGTGGGTCGGCGTTGAGAATGACCCCAGCGATGCGCCCCTGAGCGGCACCGTTGCCGGCTGGAGCTGGAGGGCTGACTGATGGCGCCAACCTTTCAGCTCGCCGGCACCGCGCAAAGCGGCATCAATGCGCTGACGGTTGCCTGGCCGGCGCACCTCACCAACGACATCGGCATCTTGGTCATTGAGACCGGTGGTGAAGGCACCACCCTCTCGATCACCGCACCGGCCGGCTGGGCGGCTGTTACCGGCTCGCCGGTCATTGATGTCGCCACCAACGCCGGCTCCAAGCTGCAGGTCTGGTGGAAACGCGCCGCCTCCGGCGCCGAGACCTCGGTCACCGTGCCGGACTCCGGCGACCACCAGGTCGCCAGGATCTTCACCTTCCGCGGCTGCCGCACCAGTGGCGACCCCTGGGATGTCACCACGACGGGCACCAAGACAACCGCCTCGACGACAGCGACTGTCCCGAGCTTGACGACAACGGTCGCTGACACGCTGTATGTAGCGATTGTCGGCCGCCCCAACGACAATGCGTCCACCACCCACTTCGGCACGCTCGTCAACAGCAACCTGACGGCGATCGGCGCCGCCGGTGAAGCGGGAACGACCTCCGGCCACGGCGGCGGCTTCGTGGTCGAGTACGGCACCTTCGCCGGACCGGGCAGCACCGGCACTGGCACGCTCAGCAAGATCGCCAGTACGACCGACACCTATTTAGTGCTGGCCCTGCTCGGTCCCGCCAGCTTTACGGCGGATGGCGGCGCCTTCGCGCTTACCGGCATCGATGCAGGCGTGGCATTTGCCGCGCGCCTGGTTGCCGAGACCGGCGCCTTCACTGAGTCCGGCGTTGCGGCCAACCTGCTGCACGCCCAGATCCTGGCCGCCGCGCAGGGCACTTACACCTTCAGCGGTATTGCAGCAACTCTCGCCAGAAGCCGCGCCCTGTTTGGCGCAGCGGGTGGAGTCACCCTGGCCGGGCAACCTGCAACCCTGCGTCCCGCCAGGCGCCTGCTCGCCGCGGCCGGCAGCTTCACCTTCAACGGCAATGCGGCAGGGCTGTTCCGCAACCGCCGCTTGGTGGCCGCTGCGGGCGCCTTCAGCCTGAGCGGCAATGCGGCCGGCATCGCAGCCAATCGGCGCCTGGTCGCCGCGGCCGGCAACTTCGGTGAAAGCGGTCAGCCAGTCAACCTCAAGCGCGGGCTCCTGCTCACAGCAGCAGCAGGCAGTGCCGCCCTCGCCGGCATTGCCGCCACCCTCCGCAAGGGGAAAGGCCTGATCGCCGAGACCGGCGTCTTCACGCTCGGCTGGCGCACCTGGGGGAGTGGCGGCTG